TGGCGGTTGAGAGGGATAATGTAAGACTACAGAAAGAATTAAAAGATCACAAGAACGGATGCGGGTGTGAGAATTCTTCTGAGAAGAAAGATATGAGTTTCAGTGTAGGTGGTAATGAGGCCGAGGCTGAATGCGAAGCTTGTAGCGCTTAACTTGATTTTTTTAAAAAATTAGCAATAGAGTATCTAAAAGAACCACCACCGGCCCATTGAAGAGGCGCGTGATATACATCAGAGGTGTAAAAAACTGCTCTGTTTTTTTTAAAACCAATATGATAACTTAATTCTAATTGATCATCATCGGTCACATGATAAAAACCTGTGCCGTTGTTTCTAGATTCTTCGCCATGCATATAAATTAAAAGTTGATGAGTTGCCCCCCAGCTTTCATCGAGGTGAGGTCTAGGTTGATCTGATGCTCCCACCATTGTGTACCAAGAATCTATATAACTAAAATCATCTTTAAAATAAAAATGTTCTGCGACAAGTTCTTTCATTTTTGTTTGCAGTTCACATCCTTTTGGTAAAGTATGAGTATTCCAATAATTACCTTGATACTGTTCTCTTGACCATTTAGGAGGAGGACTATATTCAACAGATAGAATTTCTTTCACAATAAAATTATAGATCTCTAATGGAAAAAAATTTTCTTTAACAAATACTATTGACATTAAAATTAGGCTTGTAGCGCCTAGTCTTTAGGAACTACCCCGAGCATATCCGCCAGTGATGGCGCGAATATTCTAACATCTCGTCGGATGTGTTCTTCTTTTGTCGTTGTGGCAGGATTATCGACATCGGTTTTCATTGCATCTTCGGAGTCGTATTCCTCCCCTGTTACTGTATTGGTAAGGGTGGTTTCACTTTTACATTTATAACGTGGAATTCTTCTCCCGTCCAATGTATCCATGTGTCCTAAAAGTTCTGCCGGTTCTACTATTTTAGTCATCTAATTTACTTTCCTTTGTATTTCAGCATTAAAACTTAACATAATTCTATCCTCTTTTGAATTATTAATTTCCACCTCATGATTAAGCCATGAAGGAAAAATAAGCAAGTCATTAACTTTTGGTTGCCAGCTCACGCGGGGAGCTAGATGAATGGATTGATCCTTTTTCATATAGAGAGGGGAGAGAACTTCAGATTGGAGATGGGGATTATGAAAAGTCAATTTTCCGCTGTCCTTTGGCACTTGCAGATAAAAAGCTCCTGAGAGATAATTATGGGGGTGAGAATGCAATTTATTATAGGTTCCCGGCCCATTGATCATGGCCCACATACCAGTAAGACGCGGTTCACAATGATCCTCCACACTTAAATGATCCAATGCTTCTATGCAGTAGTGAATGATATCGGCTTTAATGACACCAAAACGCTTGTCCTCGTGAAGATCATCACGACTGTGCCATCCCCCTTGATTTGTTTTTTGAATCCCTTTTGGATCTTCTTTTTGAACCTCTCTGACGGCTTTAATTAAGTCACCATAATCGCCAGTGGTGAAATTTACTGAGAACACAGGAGTAATGAATAAGGAATGAAGTTCGATTAGAGGGCTCCTTTTGTTGTTTCTAAAAGGCTCATTGTTATGTGGATCTCATTGGCGGCGTTAGCTGTAATTTTAATCAAGTCCGACTCCTCTAAGACTAGAGGCTGTGACAGAACTTCATAGGTCGTGTCGGTGGCAATGGTCTTGTCATTGGTAATTTTATAAGTCGCCGAAGCGCTGTTGTCCGTCCATTCTATGGTATACTCTGTCGTGTTTCCCGAATCATTGCATATGAGAATGGATTTAATTACAGCCGTGGTTGGAAAAACAGGGGGCAACGCTCCTGGATTAGCCGTTGGAACAGTGTAAATGGTCGTGGGACCAGTGGTGGTCATATCCAGACCGACATTTTTAAAGGTATCAGCCAAGGAACCAACTCCTTCCACTATTTTCCTCTACCAAGTCCTGGGAGTAGGAAGTGTTGAGCAGTAAAATAATTTGTTCAAGAAGGCGCATTAATTGATCCGTTTGAGCGGGGGAATATTCAGGTGTCGCATTAGGTAGACGTGTGATGGTAATTTTAGGCATTATCTTCTTCCATCTGGTCTGAGTTGCAGTTTCATGGAACCTAGTCTCCAGTTCGTGTCATTAATAGCATTGGATACAAAAGCGAGGCTCACGGACCTTCCTCTTCCGCGCACATCAATTTTTTGCGTTGAAGACGTGACGTTTCCTGTTGTTGTTACATTAGCAGTTGATTGTGGATATTGTTCCAGAGTCAAGGTGACAGCAACATTGTTTGTTAGATTAGTGAAATCAGGAACGAACTTGCTTACGGACATGAGATTGTCTCCCGAGGCAATTTCAATGGATCCTGAGGTCAGGCTCGCGCTAATCGCCGTGCCGTCCGCTTGATTGTTTCCTTTCTCTTGTTCGTAGACATAAGAGGCTCCCGCCGTCAGACCCAGAATGGTTGCGGAATTGGCCGTTAAAGTCGTGCTGTATTGAGTGGCGATAGGCTGTTCATATACCTCTGCCGCCAGCCAAGTAGTTCTGTCAAGGCTGATGGTATACCACGTATTTTCCAAATAATTATAGACAACTCCTCTGTCAATTTGAGTGGCGTTCTCCGTGGCGTAATACCAAATAATTTCATTGAATTCGCTGTTCAGTCCGCATGCAATGTCATTTCTATTAGTGAAACTCATATCATCAAAGACATAATCCTGTACGGAACAAGGCATTTTTTTAACCACACCATCATACATGTAAAAGGAATTCTCCCCCATCCAATAGGCTTTACCATTTACATCTATGCAGGCGTGTTGGGCGATTAATCCGCAGTTAGCCCCTAACTGACGCTGTCCGAAAGTGTAAGGAGTTCCAACAAATTGAACACCGTGCAAGGATTTATCCGTCCACACAAGAATCTGCCCTGTTGATTTAACTCCTCCGACAATTCGTGATCCATCCGCAATACGAAGAGATCCCGCTTCATTTGTCGCCACTGGCGTCCAGTCCGTCAAGTCCTCCCTGTCAGACCATCTAAAAAACAAGTCATCCTGCGTGGCCGTGTTTGCAATCGTTGTCTCTGTTCCAAAACAAAATAAATGTCTAGTATCAGCCGATACAAGACTGAATCGTGATGCCGTAGGGGCGTTTGTAATGATTGCCGCCCTGTTAGAAACACCTCCTGAAAGATCCCATTTATAAGTTCCTCCATTAATTACTGTTGCGATCAAATCTTCACCGAAGTTATCAAGTGACCAGTTGCGTCCGTAAATCACCACTGCTGATGATGAACGTGGCGTTCCCCATGTGCTGAGTCCCCATGTGGCAGTGCCCCATCCATATCCATAAGTGGATGTTGCCAGTCCGATGCTGAGTTGATAATTAGCGTTTCCTGTTCCTCCTCCACCAGCCGTGGATCCTGACGCCGTACTTGTATGGGTAACGGTATAGTTATCTGAATCCGTGATGGTGGTGATTTCAAACTCATTGTTCATATCCAAGCCGTCAATGGCGGAGAATGAATCAAAAGTCACAAAATCTCCCTGTTCAGCTCCGTGCGCCGTATCCGCTACGGAAACAGTCGTCGTGCCGTTGGTCGTGAAAGGATTGGTAAGGGCGTCTGGTCCTGATCGTATGGGTGTGATATCGTTGAATATTCCACCTCCAAAAACATAGAGTTTCCTGTCCGTCCCCAAGGCGAGATGCCTTTGTCCGTCCAGACTGATCCACGCATGCGTATCGCGGACCACGCCCACTATTGTTGTGTTAGGATTGGGAAGATATCCCCATCCGTTCCATCTTTCTGGTTTTCCGTAGTGAAAACGCACAAAATCAGAATCAATGTAGCGCCGGTCGTCCCCCGCCGCGTAAGGTGAGTCCTGTTTATCTATTCCTGGTTGAAATTTTAAATCGGTCAGTTCCATAAGATTATACAATAAATTACTTCCTCGTCCGTGGCAAGAATTGAGTGCCTACATTTCCTCTAAAGGCGTAGGTTCCATAATGCGTTAATCCGCTCATTATGTCCGCGTAAACGGTACCACCAATCTTCTGCCATAATCTACAGAATGCATAGTCCTC